CGTATCAATGGTGTCCTTGGTGATTCAATCCGTTCGGTTAACTACGATGGTGGTTCTTCCACGATCAAGTTGTCGGTTGAACTTTACCAAAGCGACCACGGTATCGTAAGCATCATCAACGGTAACCCAGCTTGTATGCCTGCTTCGACTGGTACTACAACTACTGCTACTGGATACTTGGTTAACCCTGAGTACTACGGCATCCACGAACTGATCCCCATGGGTTCAACTCGTCTGCCTAATCAAGGTGGTGGCGAACGTGGCTACGTTGATTGTGTTCTTGGACTTGGTGTATACCATCCTCAAGCTCACGGTAAGATCACTCAGATCGACTAATTCAATCCGAAGTCTCCTTGCCCCATTTGGGGCAGGGAGCTTCTTTTTATCTACACATATGTCAGAACAAATAAGTACAGAATTAAACGAATACGTTGACAAATACTTGGTCAATGAAGTTCAAACAGAGAAAGAACGTGTTGATGTTGCCAAAGAAGAGGCACACTCCAATGTCGGGAAGACTCACCCGGTGCTTGGTAAATGCATCGCAACTATACCTGCTCGTGAATACTTTCGATTGGTCCAACAATACGGAACTGAAGAAGTGCACAGCAAAGAATTTTTAAAGTTTTTCCAAAAGGAAATGCCTGAGCTTGCTCCTAACAAAGTCTAATGGCTAAAAGTTATACAGATCTATTTCAGCTAGTCCGGTCCTTAGCCGGGGTAGATTCATTTACTACAAGTGAAGAAAATGACATTCTACGTTTAGCTAATCGCAGGCTGTATGAGGCTTACAGTGCTTCTCCAATGTGGACACCTTACGTTATTGTAGGAGAAAAGAGAACCATATCTAGTGACCAAGTTGTCCCGTTTACACAAACAAATCCACTTAAAGATACTGTATCTGAGTTCCAACGTATTCATCGTGACCAGCCGTTTCTTAATTCAGGAACTATGGAGTATAACTTTTATGTTGATGCGAACGGTGCTCACGTAATGAACCTAGGTAACACAACTGACAGTTCAGTTTATGTAACCTACAAAAAATCATTTTCTGATTTTACAAAAGATTCAACAGATATTCCTGAAGAATTTTTCTACTTCGCGGCTCATGCTACTTATGCTGACTTCCTTCGCATGGATGGGCAGACTAGTAAAGCAATGGACGAAGAAAATAAAGCAACCTCTTACCTAGCAAACGAGCTAGAGAAGCTCGATATAATCTCAAACAATAATACAATTCGACGTAAGTTTACTACTTATGTTTCAACACAATCAAGATAATGGCTAATTCATTTGTTACAAATCTATACCTCAGCCCAACACAAGGTGCCAGTGCCCAACGTTTATCCGTAACATCCGGTGCCGCAGTTGAGTTCGGAGCCTTTGATCCATCTACTAATGTTATTTCATTTGACGTTCAAACAGCAGATGTCTTTATGACACTCGATGGATCTACTCCAAGCACAGCAAACGGTCACAAGTTGTATGCCGGACGTGCATACTCTCTAAGCATTCAAGCCGCACGAGTTGCTAGCTTTATTGCTGACAGTGGCACCGCTATTGTATACGGAACAGAGATGTCTTCCTAGATGGAATCATCTCAAATTAGTTTACTATCCGGACCGGACCTTCAAACCTTTGGGGCAAGGAGCGGAGCCTTTGGGGACGTAGGTGCAGGTCTTATCGATACAGGTGACCTACCTACTCCTGATCCTTTTAAGTTAAGGTTGTTTTCTTTTATTGCTAGCGGTGCCGCTTCTGAGTCTTTTAGTTTTACCAGAGGCGGGACGGGGACTGTTTATTTTGGTGACGGAACAAGTTCAAATGTTGCTGGTTATGTTAGTAAAACCTATAGTGGTCTTACTTTGGGTGATGTAATTTCCGTAACTACGGATGCCGAATTTGATTTTGGAGTTGATTCTGGGACTGGAGCATCTTCTATAAAAAATTTAGGAGGACTAGAGTTTTATTGGGATACGATTGCTAATGGAACAGCAGTATTAAAGTTGCAAGATTTAGGTATAGATCGACCAATGCCAAAGTGGAACAACGGCGAAAGTATAAACTACAGTACATTCAACCTTAAGGGTAATTCTATTCCCGGGGCATTCCCGTCAAACATTACTTCTGCCAATATGTTCGTTCAGGGTAATAAATTTACTGGAGAACTTCCAAGTTTAAATTCATATGCAAGAAAGTATCAAGTTCAGGGTAATGCATTTGAAGGAAGCATACACGATATAAGTAGTAATACTAGAATTGATTCATACCTAGCATACGGTCAGGACAATGGGCAAACATACTCAAGGATTTATCCTAAGATTATGTTAACCGGTGAAATACCAAATCTCTCAGGTGCTACAAATTTAACATTTTATCACGTTGGTGCAGGCGAACCTTGGAATCGTGGATTTAAAAACGATTTTAGCCTAGCATCTGATTTCGATGTAACAAATAAATTGTCAAAATTCTATGCAAGTAATTGTCAACTATCCACAGTCGAGGTTGATAAAATATTAAATGCCTTTGCTAATGCCGGAACAACTAGCCCAAACATTATAGACATAAGTGGAAGCAATGGCTACCCTACATCAGCAGGATTAGCCGACAAAGACACACTGGTAGCGGCAGGATGGACAGTTAATTTACCAGCATCAAATTAATTATGGAAGAAATATTTACAAAATCATTTATAGGAACCGGAGGCTTTTTGGCTACACTTGGACTTCAAGAAATTAATGCATTCGTCAGCCTCCTCGTAGGCTTGGCTACACTTGGATACATGGTATCATCAATTATTAAAATATGGAAAGGACTTGGTAAATGAACATAGAACTATTAGCAATGCTAGGCGGTGGTGTTTCAGGATTCATAATGAAACTCATAGCCACTCAAGCCGAAGCACAAGGTCGTGCCCTTGAGGCAATGATCCAACGTCAGAACGTAGCGGACCTGTCTGCGGACAAGGCATCCGCCCGTGGTGGTGTATGGGTTCGTCGGGCATTAGTAGCAGTAACGTTCTTTGCTATTGTAGTAGCCCCATTCGTCTTTGCATTTACTGAGGTAGGGGTAACCGTAGGCAGGGAAACAAACGGCTTTCTAGGGCTATTCAAGACCCTTAAATGGGATACCCTGCAGGGCTTTGTAATTCTACCGGAGGTTCGCCAGACAGCACTAGCTATTGTTGGCTTTTACTTCGGATCATCTCAAGTTAAATGAATGAGTTTTTTCAAGTCATATCATCCATCACTCCAGTTTTAATTGGAATCATTACATTAATTATAGTGCTAGCTAGAATGCACTACAACCTAGAAGCTCTTACGGAAAAAGTAAAAGTCCTCTTTGATTTTCACAACAAAAGAAAAAAATAATATTATGCCACAAGGAAAAGGAACATACGGAACAAAGCGAGGAAGACCACCAGCCAAGAAGAAAATGAAACGTGGTAAGTGCTAATGGCTAAGATTTGTAAAAAAGGAATAGCTTGGGCACGTAGGACTTTTGATAAGTATCCTAGTGCTTATGCTAACATGGCGGCATCAAAGTATTGCAAGGATCCGAACTATGCCAAGGGCAAGAAAAAGCGAAAGAAATAATGGGTGAGCTTAAAAAGTGGAGACAACAAAACTGGGTTAGGATTGGAATCGATGGATCGATTAAGGGACCTTGCGGAACGTCTAAGAACAAAAAGAATCCCGACCGTTGCCTTCCGATGGCTAAAGCTAAGAGCTTATCAAAATCAGAAAGAGCCGCTACGGCAAGAAAGAAAAAGAAAGCCGGAGCAAAAGGAAAACAATTTGTAAGTAACACCCCCAAAGCAAAAGTAAAACGTGGCAATAAATAAAAGTAAAATGAAATGCAACTCACCTCGCAGAGACGTGCAAGGTGGGAAGAAGTTTGTCGTCAAGGCTTGCCAAGGAGGTAAAGAAAAAGTTGTCAGGTTTGGTGATGCTAACATGACCATAAAGAAAAACCGTCCGGCACGGAAAAAAAGCTACTGTGCAAGAAGCGGAGGGATCAAAGGTAAATCAAATAAGTTGTCGGCTAACTACTGGAGCCGCAAGGCTTGGAACTGCTAAAGGAAATAATTATGGCTGGAAGATTTATAGTACAAATGAAAAAGCAACGGGAAAGAAAAGCCCGTCAGGCTAAGATTAAAGAAGAGAATATGTCTCGTGCAACGGATACACCGAGTGAACGTGTCGATCTTCCTGATGCCGGAACCTTGCCAGAAATGAAAGTAACGGCAAAACCGATTAACTACAGGGACGTTAGAATGGGTCGTGCGACCGCAATGCAATATGCCCGATCTCGTTTTAATCGAAATCAAAAAAATAAATAATGCCCGGAAGGTATAGATCCTACGGTCGTGAGGACGACCAAATGAAAGAAGACCTAGAGATTGGATTCTCTGGGTTTAATAATCGTGTCCGCCCTGACCAATTAAAGCCGGGAGTTTTAGCTGAATCAAAAAATGGTCGCCTTGATTTGAACGGAGAGTGGCAAGTTCGCAAGGGGGTCAATGTTTTAAATGTCCCGTTCGTAACAGGATCAGCAGTATTCCGTTTGCCTACTGCCGCAGAAGAAGGCTCAACAACTATAGGTGATTTGCCTCAAGTAATGGAAGGAGTTTCTATTGCTACTGACGGAATCGTAACAGTTGTTTTAACTAATCATGGATTTTCAGTAGGGGATGAAGTTGTTATTAATGGTGTATTTAGAGCAAGCCTTCCTGACATAAATGGCAGTCATACTATTACAGTTGCCAGTGGTGCTAATAGATTTAAGTTTGATTCAGGAATAACTGGTAGCACGGGAGCATATACATTTCCTCCGGCACAGGGGCTAATAACTTCGTTTACTTTACCATTTGTCCCGGTTACAGAAGTCCTAAGCACAGCACCTTTATCTTCCCCGGGAGGAGCTTCTATTCCTTCGGAGGCATCAGTTACGGGTGTTCGTGCCGGAACTGATTACAGTAACCCCGAGGTTGATAAAGACGGAGAATACCTTGTAGCATCAACTAATCTGTCGGCACTAGTTTTAAAGTTATCAAATCAAGAAACATTTGAAATGAGGTTTCCTGAAGGTGAAGTTGTTCTTCAAAGGTCGGATATGCTTCAGGCATTTAATCGATTGTTTATTTTTCGTGATAGTCAGATTGCACTTGAAAACAAAAAGTTCTTTGATCCGGTCAGCATTAAGACAATATCTCAAACAGCAAGTACGGTAGTCGATGTTACCACATTTTTAAAGCACGGGTTACTTG